GCAATCTGCTCTGCTGTAAGAGCGTTTGTTGTAAGACGTACACCTTCTGTAAGTGGTGATGGGTCTACAGCAAAGTTCTTGTAACGAAGGAAGTTCACACGAAGACCTGGTGCTACACCAAGTTCAGTCTTCTTAACTGCGAATTGTTCGAAACGAAGAATTGGCATTGCCTGGAAAAGGATTTCCTTTGACCAGATAGTTTGAATTGCATTGTTAAGCGTTGTATTAGTACCGCTGTATGCGGTAGGTGCTGCAGCCAACTGGCTGGAGCCTGTAATCGCTGATGGCATCTATTGCCACAACCTTTCTATAGTTGTTGTTGTTAGGTTAATTAAATTACCCGAACAGTCCTCGCCCACGATTACCTGCTGCTTCGCCAAGTAATTTGGCTCTTTGCTTCGCATAATCCGCCAATGACATATCCCGAATTGCTTCGGGTGAGTACGAACGTTGTTCCGAGTCGTTATCGAGAGGTCCTGATGCTGGAGCGGTAATACGTGCTCCTGCCATTTCTCTACGTGCACTGGTCATAGCCTGTGCTGCAGAGTCGAGAATACGAACAGACTTGTCTTTCAGATTAGCGATGCTCTGTTCAATTTCATCGCTATTGTTTCCTTCAATCAAATCAATGAGTTCAGGAATGATGTTATCTCGTTCCTGTTCAAGGCGTTGTTGACGGTAATTATTTAGTTCCTGAAAATTTCGTTCTTGTTCAAGTAGTGCAAATGCACGTTCTCTTTCAAGACGTTCTGCTTCTAGTTGAGATTGAAATTCTTTTTCTTTCTTTTCCAAGAGAGAACGAACATCCATCTCATCTTCCAATTTTTTCTGTTCCTCTAGAACAGCCTGTTGACGAGAACGGTCTTCTTCCGCTGCACGGTCATCACGCTCCTTCTTCAGGTTTGCAAGTTCGTCTTTCAACTTTTCAAGTTGTGGATATAACTTTGCCTTCTCTTGTTCACGAGCACGAACAATGTCGTCTTGTGTAAAACCAAGAGTATTAGGCACAGTCTCCTCTAAACTTACAGATTCCATGATGGGAGCAGCAACAGTTGGAGTTGCTACATCAACTTCTACTTCAGTGTTTTCCATAGTGATTCACTATTCCGTTTCCTTTATCATTGTCCGAATACAGGTTTCCCTGCGTGTCCCGCTTTTAAAAGCCAATTTCACACGTTTTTAAAGTGTTTGTCTGGCTAAATCAGATATTTAATCTGAAATTCTAGTTATCTCTATCAACCGCTCTTCTTTGCGGAATTTTGGTTCCGTAAGCCTCTGTTACTAAACGATTGCGTAGTTCTGATTCCTGCATGTTTGCAGCCATTGCACCCTCTTGATTTGCAGGGTTTTCAATGTTTTCTGGAGTTGGAGCACCATCAACCTGGTCTCCTAATACATCCCCATCTCCAAGTACGGTTGGCTGTAGAGGTATAGCACCTTCTCCACCAGGACCTGGAATCATTCCTGTTAGGTCTTGGATTTCTTTCTGAATTTGGGTCTTTAATAAAGTCATTGCTCCATCAGACAAAGCGTCATCACGAAGTTCTGAACGAATCTCTTGTAACTTCTCTTCTGGGAACTCTTCTCCTAAAGTTCTTAATGCACCTTCTTTAGACTCAAGTCCCATGCCAAGTTTAGTTTGAATTTCGTTAAGAACAATCAGTTTATCTAGAGGCAGTGGTGATGGGAACTGAACATGGTTCTGATAAGTCAACGGGTCATTAATATCTAACTTAACAAGTTGTTCTGGCTTAATAGGGCCGTCTTCATCTGGGTTGTATACAAAAGTTTCTGGTTCTTTGACCGCTAGGTTTAAAAGAATTAGTTCATTAATTTTTTCTATCCCGATACCGTATTGAGCCACTTTTTGTGAGTAACGGTTCATTAACGGTTGGAATTGAATAGAAAGAGCGACACCAGATGTATTTGAGATGGGCTGTACTTGTCCCAATGCAGTTTCTGGAATGTTCATCATTTCGTGCATAGAACGCTTTAGTAGTTCTAGGTATTTAAGTGCACCATCAATACCAGAGGCTCCGCCTTCAAGGTTAAACACTTGAGCATCTTTAGGTAAACCTCCCCAAACTTTCTTTGCACCTTTTTCTAAGTTAGATGCTTTAGCACCAACAATGACTGTCACAGGAGAAGCGTGATAGTTAATGATGTCTGCTACGTCTGTAGAGATTTCGTTGTAAGAACGATTGATAGTAATGATGTCGTGACAATCTGCAAGACCCCAAGGAGAACCAGCAACAGGAACGTTTGCAATATGCACAACTGGGATAACACCTAGTGGATTAGGACGAGAGTCAATGAGTTCGTCATTAATGTACTCTTCAATGATGTCGTCAGTAAGAATCTCTGTGTATGTAAATACTTGACGTGTACCTTCTAAAGAAGTTCCCCAAAAACGATACTTCTGTTTAAATCTAAGTAAGCGGTTTCTATCATGTGGATGAAACTCAGGAAAAGCAAAAGCAGAGTTCATAGGCAAAATACGAACACGACCTGAATGTAATCTTCCAATTGAATCAGTCCACGCTTCTTCGTAAGCAACCTTTACAAAACAGTCACCAGTAATTCCACCTTGCTGTGCCATTTCAAGCAGCACACGCATTTTATCGTTATCAACTTCCCAAACACGTTGTAGACGGTCGGGAACAATTGCTTCCGTTGCTTTGGGGGAACGGAAGTGAATCCCCTTACCAAATGTGAATCGTGCTAGATAATCATTAAATGCTCTGTAATAGTTAACTGCAATTTGTGCTTCGCCTTGTTCACGGCGATAACCCCAATGATGTCCAAGATACATTGCCCAGTTAAGTGAGTAACGATTTAGTCGAGGGCCATGAACTTCAAACTCTTCATCAGCAAGTTCTACAAGACCAAGAGGTGAAATAGAGATGGTTAAGTCAGATGACGCAGCCCTATAACTAGGAGGCGAGAAATCTACGAAACTCATGTATTTACCCTACTACTTCTTACGCTTGTCTTTGGATTTTTTAACGGGTTTTTTTGTGTTTTCTGTTTTTTCTTTACGTGTCTTATTAAACTGTTTTTCCTGTAATTTTTGTCGTTGTACAACTGGGTCATTACTATCTATGAATTTTCCACCTGATTGAACGTATCTTTCGTGCACCCAGTGACTTGCAGCAGGGTTTGGGTACGTTGAGTACTTTGCCTTTGCTTGAGCAATTACCATCGCCCATAATTTTTCATTTGCAGGTTTCTGAGCCACGTGAATCCTTTACAGAATGCTTGTTCCCCCTAGGACAATCCTAGGGGGTTCAAGGGGTTATAACTTAATTAGTCGTTTACAACTGTTGCAGATTGACGCTGTGTGCGTCCACCTGAACGAGCAACAACTTCAACAATCTGCTCTGCGTAATCGGTGTATGAACCGTGTGAAAACTCAGACAAAAATGTTGGTGCTTCTACCCATGCTGCAGAACCAACGTGTGCACGTTCTGCCATGGTCTCCTGTGCTGACTTCTGCCATACAGGTGCGTTGCGGTTTGGACGACCTGGAGCAACTGCTGAACCTGATGCAATGCCCTTTTCAAAATCATTTGGTACATCTGTATCTGTTGCGATACCTTCTTCAAAACGAAGTGGACCACGACGTGTTGCGTTTCCTGATTCCTTCATTTCATAAACGTTTGTTCCCTTTTCTGGGAACATAGGATTTGGTGCTAGTGTCATTATGACTCCTTATAAGGTTAATAAATCGGAATGGCCTATTCCAGGTATGAGTTTGACGGATTTTTTAAAATAAAACCCGATTAACTCACTACTAATTTTTACTGTAAAAAGGGCTGCTTGTAAGGACAACCTCTGGCATAACTAGGTCTTTTGTAAGAGAACAGGCAATAGCCAAAGAGTCTACGTAGTCGTCATGGGCATAGGACTCATCAGGGGCAGCCACCATAAAGTTAGGGCCTTTGTACTGAACTTCCGCATCTACCATTTGTTGATAAAAACGCTTCCAGGTTCTTAAACGACGTGTTTTTGCATGAGCAGGATATCCAAGCATTTTTCTTTGGATAAGTGCTTGTAAATGTTTAAATCGTTGTGATTGTTCTGTAGGGCTAGATGTTATAGAAGCAACCTCTGCTCTTGGCAATAACAATCGCAAACGTTGGGCTACAGCATCTCCAACTCCATTAGCGTCAACACCAACAGCCAATACATCATAGTTAGAAAGAAAAGCAACAATTTGGTAATACTGCTCTTCCCAATCATCGCCTTGAATTTCTAACCAATTTAAAACACGATGTTCAAAGTACCCAAACTCGTCTGGTCTATCCCAATCAACCCACACAACCGTAATTACTGTTGAGTCTAATTTACGAGCAGGGTCAATGCCAACGACAACTGGGGTTTGATGCCATACCTTTACTAGTTCTTGAGAAGTGTCTCCTAAGTCATCCATTACTCCAGAGGTAACAAACATTCCTCGCTCAAGTAACCATTTGCAACAATACGACATTTGGAACTCATCTGAGTCCTCACCAATACGTAGCATTTCTTTCTTAATAAACTTTTGGTAGTTTTCATTGAACTTAGATACTTCTTTGTAATCCCATTGAAAATGATTTTGTCTTGCTGCACGTGTTGTTTGACGACGTTTGTTTAACTGAATGGCTCGATAAAAGTTGTTCTTACTAGTTGTTGGTGTGCCTGTTTTAACCATAGTTCCTGCGTAGTAAGCAAGCATTGGACTAATAGATTTAGATACTACAAAGTCATCTGCTTCTTGACACTCGTCAATAACAATCAAATGAAACGACTTAGATTCAATCTTTGCACGAGGGTTAGCAGTCATCATTGTGATTGTTGAACCAGATTTTTTAAGTTTAATCATTCTGGTAACTCCACCAATACGTGCAGCAGAGTCATCAATTTCAGGGTCACCAAGAATTTCTAATGCACGTTCAGAGGTAAGTCGCGTTACTGTACGACCAAATAACGTTTCAGCCTGTCCTTCAGTTGGTGCAAACAAACCAACCCACAATCCATCTTTAAACTTACCAAGCAAGTCAGGATACAACTTAGCAAGACGAGGTAATAAAATCATCAAAGTTGCTACAGTGTCTGCAACAGTTTCAGATTTACCTGACTGACGTGCTGCTAGTGCAGTTATCTCTTCACCATCATTAATAATTACAGACTCAATTACACGACGTGCTAATGGTTTTTGATACGGGTGTAAATCGTGACCAACAAGAACGACAAGAAAGTCCATGATTTTATCTATAAGTTTTTCAACAAACTGTTGAGAGAGTTCGTCTAAATCATCTTCAATTTCATTAGGTTGTTGTTCTTCATCGTCACTTGCGTAAAGTTCGGGGTTAATTTCCTCAAACTTTTCATCATCAAAATCTATAGTCATTTAGGTCCTTAAACAGAGAAGCCCACCGAAGTGGGCCACCCCGCGTTCTTCAAGGGAGAGAAGTGAAGACGAGATAAGTATAGCGGTAAAAGTCATCGACGTTTCAGTTCCTTAATAATTTCTAGTAAGGCTTCTGCTCCTAATTCTGAATCCATTAATAACTCTTTATTAGATGACCTTTGCCATCCTGTTATTTCTTTGCCAATAATATATAAAGCGTTTTCTGCCCAACTGACTAACTCAGGAGTGGGTAAGTTAGAGATACGCTTCTGTATCTTCGTCTGGGGCTGGTGTCCATCCTGCTTTTTCCGTAAAATCCTCATAAGTTACATCCCTCCGTTTTAAAGCCGAGTTTAGTGCATCTTCTTCGTTTTTAGACCCCTGCCATTTGCCTACAACTAAAATGTATTTAAAAGGGAGTCTGACCATAAGAGGTTCTCCAAAACGGTATGGAGCAGTGATTTCTTGGGTCCAACCCTTTGTCTGTATTTTTTTATTCCAAATCAAAGGTTGACGAATGATTTGTACAAAATGCTGTGTTCCGATGTCGTAGACCTTTGGCATTGTTTACCGTTTCTTTTTGTTGCCTTTGCTGGATTTTAATGCTGTTGTTTTTTGTTTGTTTGCTTTTGACATGGGTATTAACCCTTGCTTTTGTTTGTCACGACCTACCTTGCCACCAGTTTTAGTAGCACGGTTGTCATACTCAAAAAAGATTTGGTTAGTACGAGCAATACGATACAGGGTTTCACGAGCATAAGTAGGAACGCTGCCCATATCTGCAAGGCCGTGTGGGTGGCTATTTAAGTAACGAAGTATAAAACGACCCTTAGAATAAGCAGCCTTAAAGGAAGACCATAGGCTTGGCTTAACATCATGGTAATTATAAAAAGTACCATCACGAAACACTACGGTTAAAACTTCTCGTTTTCTATCATACCCAGCAGCAACTGTGCGAGGTCTCTTGTAATTCATTGTTGAGGTTGGAATAATGCTTAATGGTGCTGGTCCATCGGAGTAATCACGAGGGTCATCAGCAAAGTTTGTTCCAGCAGGTCCCTTAGATAAATCATAAGGGTCGTAATAATTTCCAGCCTTTTCATAATCTTGAAGGCCTTCAGATAAATCATCTTCTACATCTTCATAGTCATCATGATAAATAGCCATGGCATCAAAGTATTCTGAGCCAGGTGCAATAGGGAGTGCTCCTGGTAAAGAGTTAAGACCATTAACTCTTGAATCCAGGAGACTCCCCATGCCTTGAACTTCTTTGTTAGAAATTCCGTACATACCTGCTGTAGGGTCGAGATTGCTCATCAATTCTGATGCAGAGGGCATTGGTTGGGTCTGACGACCACCGCTACCAGCATTTCTTGCTACAGCCATTTAATTAACCCCTTAGATTAAGACTACGCTGCCCAAGGTGTAATTGTAATTGCTGCACCTGGTGCGGTTGTTGCTGCACCACCTGCGATTGACTGAGACTTGATTGTTCCAGCAGCACCCTTTAGTTGTGTACCAGGTGTGATTGCACCTGAGTCTGCAACAGTCCATCCTGAACCAGCGATGATAAGTGTGGTTCCTGAGCCACCAGTTACAGACCATGTACCAACAAGTGCTGTTGGGATACCTGTACCTGCAGTGATAGTTACCTTAGTACCTACTGCCCAAGTGCTTGTTCCACCAGCAACAGTTACAGTTGCTGCAGAAGTTGTGGTGACGTTAATACGAGTTGGTTGTGTAGCAGTGTTTGTTGCTGCTGAAGCAGTTGTTACTGTAAGACCATTGTCCTTAAGAACATCATCTGCATTTGCTGTTGTAAAGCCAAGCACATTAGTTACTGCAACGTAGTTGGTTGAACCTGCTACGTCAGAACCTGTTGTGTTTGCTGTAAATTGTGGGAACCCACCCCAACCTGATTCTAGGTTGATGTGGTCGCCAAGTGATAGGTCTAAGCGGGTTGTACGAGAATCGTTTGGTTGTGGAGCCATATTGCCCCATGCAAAATCAATTGCGATTTCTCCTGCGGTGTCTAATTGAGCACCTGCGTTGTTTGTTGCCATTTATATTTCCTCACATGTGTGGTTGTTTAATTGCTCTCTGTATAACACATCGTCACAGTCGCGACATCTAAAAAGACGAACGGTATCGAATGCTTCATGTAAGGAGTCCGAATGGTCGTTACCGTATTCAACCTTTGGTCCAGCGAGAACTTCAGGTGGAAATGGCCCTACAGGTGAATGAGCACTTTCAGGAACGGGGTGTCCCTGTACTGCAAATTTTCTTACAACTTTCATCAGGCATCTGGCTGAACGTCAGAAACTTTTTTTGCTTTCTTAACAGGAGCCTCTGGCTCTTCTACAGGAACATCTGACTCTTTAACTCCAGAAAGGATTAAAGTTGCATCTCTAACCTCTGCTTTAGAAGAATCAAGCACATCTAGTAGACCTGCAATCTGACGGTCTCTTAAAAATGAAGGCAAACAAACATTGCAATACTGAAGTCGAGATGCTTCTGTTGGTGCATAGGTGTATTGAGCCGTGTTTTCACAATTAACGCATTTCATAGTTTTCTCCTTAACAATCCCACTTGCGTAATGCTAGTGCTTTTCTAGTTGGTTTTCCGTTTCTTTCCATTGGTCCTGGCATTCCGCCCATACGTGCACAGAATGATTTACGACGTGATGCGTCTTTTGGAGAACGTGCTGCTCTTTCTCTGGAGACAGGTGGCTTTAAATTTGAACCAGGGTTTTCACGTTCGTAGGCTTTACGCCCCTTTTCGTTAAGACCACCTTTTGGGTTCTTACCTTCTTTACGTTGCCACGCTGCTGATTTTGCCATAATTATTTTTTCTTACGGGGACGAGGTGTTGCTTTTTTAGCAGCAGCCTTTTTAGCAACTGGTGCTGGAGCCATACCTTTGTTATCTGGATGGTCGGGGTTCTTCATGATTTTTCCACCAGGACCTTGAATTACTTTAGGAATAAAAGCACCTGCAGTTTGTGCTGGGGCTGTTGACGCAGCAGTTGCTTGTGGTGCTTCAGGAGCAGAAGGTGCTGGAGATTGACTCTGTGCAGGTGCTGCTTCTGTGTAGGGATTGAACTTTGCTTGAATATCCCCGACTTTAAATTCACTTACTCTTCCTCTTTTACCAATAGAGTTTACTGCACGAGTTTTTGCTCGTAACTCTGCAACGGTATTTGCACTAGATAATGCAGAAGTATTTAATTCATGGTTTTGTTCAGCAGTTAAGCGTTCCATACCTTGTGCATGTCCTGTACGAAGTGTACGCATATCGTGACGGCGTTGTGCTGCTGCATCACGAGAACCTGTTGTTAATTTTTCAGTTTGCATTGCTTGACGAACAGCAAGGTCACGACGTTGCATTCCAGATTCGTGTCGTTGTTTCATTCCTTGAAGGTCTTTGTTATAACCGTGTTGACGTTCGTTACGAACACTTGTCAATGCGTGGTTAGCAGCAAGATACGCCATGTCTCTACGACGGTCCTGGGCACCTTTAAACATGTTGTCAATGCCATCTGCAATCGGCTTTACAATGTTAGGCATTCCACCTGGTGGAGGACCCATAGGAATCTGGTTCATAGTCATGGCTACAGTTTCTCCTAAAAATCTTTCTTTGTGGGGCTAATCTGTTTAATTGCTTCTAATAAAACAATCTGATTTTGACTACGGGTAATTTCAGCCTCTTCTAGTTTCTTTTCCAGTTTGTCCTGACGTTTCTCAAGACGAACCACAACGTCTTTTACAGACTTTCCGCCATTGTGAGTCAATTCCCCATCAAGTTTATTAAGACGAGCCATTACCCCTGGAACAGCGTCACGACCAGGAACAGCCTCTTCGCCTTCCCAATCATTGATAAATCGACCCCATGTTTTAAAGAGGTTATTAATCTTTTTAATTAAGGGATACAAGAGAGCACTTCCTCCTCCTAAGATGCCGAGAATTAAACCGACAGTTTCGAGAGTGCTCATCTTGTATACCTTTACCTAGTTACTTACTTTTTCTTAACTGCTTTTTTAGAAGCGGTTGTAATTTTCTTTGATACTTCGGTTGCTGCTTTTTCTGCAATAAGACCAAATGCTGGGTCCTTCTTATTTGCATAACGAAGTGCTACAGGTACCAGTGAAGCCCATAGTGCGTTAGCAACAAGCAGCCATTCTGATTGACCAAAGTCAAGTGGGCTTGCGATGTTGCTTGTCTGTGCAACAATCATTACTGCGCCAATTACTTGACCAATAAGATTGCGTACGTAGGACTCAATCATTGCTTTATTCATTTACATCTCCTTAACGTGTCCGAATTGACACGCCAATAGTTTAGTCGTCTTCTCGGTTTCTAAGTGGATAAGTGATGGCCCAAGCAATCAAAGTTCCAATAATTGCGTAACCTACGATTGTTTTTGCTGAACCATCTAGAACAACCCAAGCAATAAACATGCCCAGAAGAGTCCATAATTGGTCAATCATGTCTTTAATTAGTTTCAAGGTTTACGTCTCCTAACGCCTTTACTCTCACCTGATGAGCCTCCGCCACCAGAACTTCCTCCTCCACTACCACCAGTGGATGAACCACCAGCAGCACCTGCTGCAGCACCTACTGCGTTCATAGCAGCACCTGCAGCAACAACTGTTGCAACAACCATGTCGGTTGCTTCTTTACGTTCTTCGGGAGACATATCTGCCCCGATACTTCCAAGGGCTAATAGAACTTGTCCTGGGTCCGAAAAGATTTCACCAAGTAGTTCTGCGGGATTTTCAAGTAACACTAATGCTTCTGCAACTTCTGCAGTAATTATGACAGCATTACCGTTTTCGTCAGTTCTAACATCTACTGGAGTTTCGGCAGGTAGGTCTCCGTATGCAATACCAGCCTCTTGAATTTGTTCTGATGTAAGGGTTTCTCCTGCTGCAACAGACGCAATGAGTGCGTCAGCAACAAGTTCCTTTTCTGCAGTAGTTAACTTGCCGTCTGCAGCAAGTGCATCAGATAAAGAGTTAACTTCTTCTTTAGAAATTTCACCGTCAGAATTTAAAGCATCAATAATCTCTTCAGCATCCGCCATAGAAATTTTTCCATCAGAAAGAAGGTCGTCAACAACAGCCTTTACTTCTTCGACAGTTGTTGGTGCAGGAGGTTCCTCGGCTGGAGGTTCTTCAGCAGGAGGTTCTTCTGCTGGAGGTTCTTCTGCAGGAGGTTCTTCAGCAGGTGGTTCTTCTGCAGGAGGTTCTTCTGCTGGTGGTGTAGGCTCTTCAGCAGGTGGTTCCTCGGCAGGAGGTTCCTCGATTGGAGGTTGTGGTGATTCTTCTAACGGATTTTCTGGCTCTGGCTCTGGTGTCACTGGTACTGGTGGTTCTTCCGCAGGTGGCTCAGGTGCCACAGGAGGCTCCGAAGGTTCTACGGGTGGCTCTGAAGGCTCTTCCACTGGTGGTTGCGGTTCTGTGGGTTGTGATGGCTGTTCTGTACTTGGGCCAGGAATAGGGGGTTCAGGTGCTACTGGGATTGGTTCTTGGGGTGTTGGTTGGATTGGCTCTGGCTGCGGGGTTGGGGCTACTGGTTGCGGTGTTGGTGCTACGGGAGTGGGAAGAGGAGTGGGCACAACGACTTGGGACTGTTGAACTGAAGAAATTACGGAAACAACAGAAGCCACAGCAGAAGTAGCAACCTCCGCTTTAACAACTGCTACATCTGCTAACGTACTTGCAGTAGCAACTGCTACTTCTTTTGTTGATTGGAGAGTGCTTAATGTTTGAGTTTCTGTTGTTAGTGTGGACTGAGTTGATGCAAGTGCTGTCTCTGCTGTTGCTTTCACTTCTGTAACAGTTGCAAGAACAGCGACTTCAACTGCTTTAACCTCTGTTTTATCAGCGACTACTGCTGTTTGGTTTGTAATTTGAGCCGTTAAAGTTTCATTGGTTACGTTAGTCATTGGCTTGACTGCAGTATTTGCAATTTCACGAACACCAATGCGTGGTCCATTCCAAAGGTTAGTTGTGTTACCTGCAACTGTGCCCGTGCCAGTCCACTCACCTGTTGTTGGGTTTACTGTCATTATCCAGTTAACGTTTGTAAGTGGGCTTCCTGGGTCACCAAATCTATGTAAATCCCAATCAACTGCAAGTGTAGTTTGAGTAGTTGTGACTGTTATACCAGCACCTGCTCCTGCACTTTGAAAGTCAGAACCAAATACAGAAATGCTTGGACCATTAGGGAAATCCCACCAATTAAAATCACCAGTACCAAAAGTAATGGTTGCTTTAGATGTTACATAAATTTGACTGGACGTTCCTTGACCTTCATAAACAGTATTCCCCATTTTAATATCAAAGGGAGTTTGGATTTTTGTTGCACCATCATACATAACAGGAAGAGTTGTAGTTG